TTTTTCTTGGCTCGTACCTGCGTATCGTAGGACTGATCTTTGGTCTGTCCAACCAATCAAGGTCATCAATTCTTGCGTAGATGCACCGCTATCAGATAACATAGAGGCCAGAGTGTGCCTTAATGCGTGTCTGCCTTTAAACTCTTGTATACCTGCAAAATCTAGCATTTTTCTCCAACGAGGCATTAGACCTCTATCAGTGTTTTTAGACTCTTTGACATCTCTCCATTCAAATAAATATCCCTCTTTATTCTCAATCGTATTAATAATCTTAGAAAGATTTTGGTGTATAGGAACTGTTCGCCAAGTACCTGTTTTATTTTGAAATATTCTTATAATATTATTAGGTAAATCTAAGACCTTGTTATCGTTTTGATCTAAGTCATTCCAATGTATTCGTAATGCTTCACTTATACGACACCCTGTGAACAAAAGGAATGAAAACAACAATACAATCTGAAAGTCATCATACTCCATACATTTTTTAATTTCTTCATATGTAAATCTAACTTTTCTTTTATTTCTAGGATTTAATACTTCAAAATATTTAACTCTGATATATGGACACATTCCCTCTTGGTGTGCGTAATGCAACACTTTCCCAATCGGTATCATTACATTTGTATTTGCTGTGTTAAACCAACCTGATACCATTTCCCTCTCTCGTAAGTCATAAATTTGACTTAATTTTTTACCTTTATATTTTTGCAGTTTTGGATATCTAGCAAAAGCTGTATTAGTAATATCGATTTGTCTTATTTCGGTTACTAATTTTTTACCTAAAATTTTTGCGTTATGCCTGTATTGATTAAATCTATTAGGATTAGGTGAGTTCATGTGATCTGATATTATTTGTTCGGTCACTTGACTAAACGTCATAAAGTTTGGATTTTTTTCAAGGTATCTATCTTTAAGAATACCTAATGTACGAATTTCAATATTCATACATTCTCTTTCAGCTTCTGACCTAGAAGATACACCTTTTATTATTTCATAGATGTTTTGTTTTTCTGTTTTAAAACGTACTAATCCTCTAGCATAGTAATAAATTTTTATATTACCTCTATTAGTAGTCTTTGATTGTTCGTGGACTGTTAATTGATTGTTTTTACTTGTACCTGACATTCTTTCAACCTTTCAAAATCAGAAGGGTAAAACACAGGGCGACCATTAATCTCCCTATGTAAACAAGGTTCGTCAGGAAATTTTACTTTAAGCTCATCTAAGTGTTTTTTCAAGGTTTTTCTATTCATATTCCAAATATTAGCCAATTCAGACATTTTTAGCGGTTTTTCAACATTACTCATTATACTATCTCCATTTCTTTTATTGGTATTACTTTAAGTGTAGTCTTTCTCCACACCATTGTTTCGCAGTTATCTGCTTTTTCTTTTGAGAATTTGTAAGTGTGTGGATATACCTTATCGCCATATTTATTTTTATAGGCCACCTCTACCAACACCCCTTCATTGTCAAATTTTCTTTCATCTATTCCTACACTGCCACCATTTTTCCATAATGGTTTTTGTATAATTACTTTTTTCATACATAGACTCCCTTCTCTTTTACTGATGTCTGCCATGCTGATATAATGATCTTGGCATTTTCTCTTTTTAATAAATTAGTTTCTCTCTTTTTAAATCTCTCTGACTCATCTTTGATATAGTTTTTAAAATCTTCACTAGCTAAAGCATTTCGTCTTTGTTTCGTAGATACTGTGATACCTTTTTCTTCTTCTTGTAATTCTAGTTCAGCTAATTTTATATCCCTTCTTACTTTATAAAATTCTGCTTGTTCTTTGGCATCAACGACATCTTCGACTGACTCTAAGTCTAATAAACTTTCTTCTGCTTTTACTTCTAGTTTACTGCTAAAGCTATTGGGAGTAGTCACCATTCTTATGTTTCTCCTTTTCGTGTTCTAAAATGTTTTCTAAATTTTTTATATACACAAGATGATTAAACTCTTTATCTACCCCTGCTATATCGTGGCACAATCTACAAAGGGGAATTAAATTTTCGTAATAATCTAAATACTTACTTGAGCCTGAACCTTTATTTCGATAGTGGTGAGTATCTACTGCAAAAGTTTTACAATGAGTACAAAAAGCATCTTCAGGAATTTTCCAATTCCTACCTTTAAATAAAATTTTTGTATATTCTTTCATGTCAAATCCTTCAGTATAAAAAACTGTTAAATCTCTAAAAGCTAAACTCATCTTTTACTGAGCTGATCCCCAATCGCATAAATCATCACTGCGATGAAGATCAGCACTAACAATTCCAAAGATTCAATAATCAATGACAACATTAAAATGGTGCTTCTTTCTTTGGTACAAACTTATTTATCTTTGCATAAAGTTTTCCTTCTTTGCTTCGTAAGATATCTATGTTTAACCATTCAGATCCATCTTCATTTTCCTTCCATAAGTCAGGTTGATTTAAGGCATTTCTCATAAATTCAGTGAATTGATCTTTTCTTAGACCAAATGTAGCTTCTATAAATGGTTGTTTTGGCTCTTTTGGGTATAAACCACTTACTAAATCATTATCTTCCATTGTTTACTCCTTTGTTAGAAATTTCTTTTTTTGATGCTTCGTTTGCATCGTCATCACTTGCCAAGCCATACAAAGATTGTAGGCCATATCTTTTTGCGTAAGTGATTGCTGATCCCATTTTTTGTGGATTGTCTTTATCAGGTCCATTTATTAAAACAGGCACAGTACATTCTAAAGTATCGTTGCCATTAACATGACGAACAACTGTAAGAACATAAATGTCTCTATGTAATTCTTGGTGTTCAATTACTGATCCGTTATCAATCTTTGATTTCTTTAATAATAAATTTTCATACTTAACAACTTGGGTAAAAGACAAACCTAGTTCTGCTCCTTGATTGACTGCATTAATCACACTTGTTAAGTCAGCATAACTACTTCTAAAATGTGGATTAGTAGACTCCTTTAAAGCCTTTACATTCATCTTTTGAAACTCAGTCATAGCTTCTTTTAATGTGTGAGGCATATCGGTTTCTGTCTTTGTTGGTTTCTTCAATACTTCCATATATCCTTCCTTACTTTTGTTAGTTTTTTGTCATATCCCCATATCCAATCGTCAAGTATAGGAACGCAACCTTTTTTAATATCCTCATGTGTTTCGCATTGAGATAAAAAACTGTGCATTGAAATTAATATGTCCTCAAAATAACTCATGGACATATCTTGATGTGTAATATCAAACCATTTTGTTTTGTAATTGTCTTTTGCAACAACACAATAAAGGACCTTATTAATTTGATTAGTTGCTCTTGAATACAATGTTTGTTGTAAAGCAATCGAATGTGTTAATTTTGTAGGCATACGACCAGACGATTTAAGATCAACCTTAAAATAATTTTCTTCGTTATCTCTTAAACCAAAATCTGTGTAACCTTGTAGGGGTATATCTAAAACAGTAAATTCTTGTTTTTCTTGGTAGTCAGTAATGTGATAATCTTTTAATTCACTAATAAATCCATCAATATAAATAGGGATATTGTTTCTTTCTAAATCTTTTTTATCATCATGGTGATCTTTAAGAGACTCATCAAACTTGTCTATAGCATTTTTACAGGCCTCTTTATAAGAAACACCATCAGCTAATATTGACATGACTGCTTCCTCAGAAACAGTACCTCGTTGCATAGCTGAACTTACAGACCTATATCCATGAATATAAGTGATGTACCACTGTGCTTTATTATTAATAAATGAGCTAACTCGGCTAAAGCTTAGAGGTAATAAATTAAATTTTTCAAAAGGTTCTTTACTTAACATGATTCTCTATGTCTGTTGTGTTTTTGATGTGTAGCCAAACCCATTTTTGGTTTTGTTTATTATTTAGATTTTCACGACATTTCTCTTTTAGTCTTTTCTCTTTCTCTAAAAGTTCTTTTCTTTTTTGTAAACTAAGCATGGCTAACCTCAGAATTATTGATTGTTTTTTTAGGAGGGTTCTGAGTATTCGTAAGGAATAATCCTCTAACATGCGGGATAACTATGAATGAGAAAACGAATATGTTAGCCATATTCGAGAATTTATATCAATCTGTTGGTAAAATCAAGTAAAAATGTTCAATCAGTAATATGATGTTTATCCATCAACAATAGCAATATCGTTAGGTTGAAACTTCATATTGTGTGTGCTTGTAATAGCATAAATCATATAAAACTCTTTCATATTACTAGATGTGCCATCAAGATATATAGTTGAACATCTATTTTTTTTAATTTCAGTAACAAAACCAATAGATCCAGCCATATATGTTTCTTTAGTTCTAACAAAACAATAGGCATTAATAAGTCCTTGATGATCGACTGTATTTTGATTAAGGTCTAAATTATATCTAAGTAAATGTTGTGTGCCTTTATCATATAATACTTTTTCATTATCTTTTTTTGTCCATTCATTAGGAAAGATAGCCTTTTGTGGATCTTCCTCATGCCTACCAGTCACTTTACCATCTGATCGATCAACATAACCAACAATCCAATACGAGGGTATATATTCCTCAATAAATTTACCTTTTGGAACTTTTAAAACTTCTGAATATTTAGCAATATTATTTAATGATAATGCTTGTTTGTTTGACATTTGCCTACTAATTGTAGCTTTGTCAATTCCAGTCATTTCAGAAAGTGTTTTAGGACTGGTAATACCTTTTTCATTTAAGATGTTTAAAAAAGCTCTATTCAAATTATGTATCTCTCTATCTTCATCTTTGTTTAACATTTTATTCATTTTTTTCTCCCTTTACCATTTATTTCTTTAAATTGATGTTAATTACCTAATTAAAAATATAGAAATTTGTATCTGATACAACAATAAAATACTAATATATCAATTTATTGTTGTAATAATAAATAAAATAAATATTCTCAGATCAATCATGGGTAAAACTGAGCCAAAAATGGTAGCTATGCACTTTTTTGTAGCTGATTGGATAAGCGGAACTCGTGATTTAAGTTGCCAACAACGAGGAATATATATTGACCTTCTTGCCTTTTCACAGTCAAAAAATGGCAAGGGCCTTAATTCTAACCTAGATGATCTTTGTCGCCTCGTGCTACCTTACGAGCCTAATCAAGATAAAGCTGAACAGTTAAGAGCAGATTTAATCTATGTCATTAATAGTAAATTTAAGAATATTGAAGGTAGATTTTTTAATATAAGGCAACACCAAGAGTTTATTAAGTCAAAAGAATTATCTGAAGCGAGAAGTTTAGCTAGAAGTAAAGTTAAAACAAAAAAAGTTGATGCAGTTTTGTTACAACAACCTGATGATTTTTCATATAAAGATAAAGATAAATATTTTTTAAATAGTTTTAATACTATGTGGAGTAATATATCTGCAAAAATTAGAATACGATCATCAAAACCTAAGTCATTAGAAAGATTTAATAAGTTAAGTGATGAGGATAAAGAAAAAGTTATAAAAACTTATCCGATCTATCACGAACAACAGGGTGAATTCACAAAATCATTAGAGAGTTGGATTTTAAATCAAATGTTTAATGAAATAGATATGCCTTTAACAAAAGATCAACAAGATGATGCTGATAAAAAAATTCGTAAATCACGATATGAATTAGCAGTAAAGCAAGGTGGACCTCTTTATTCAATGTCTATAACAGAATACAACAAGTTAAAGGAAGAATTTGGTCAAGAAGAAGAAGAAAAATAAAAAACAAAAACCATTAATCGTAGAAGAACAAAAAGATTTTGGTGGCCAAGAAATTTTAAACATTGATGGTAAGTTTATGCGTTTACCTGATTATAAAGAAATTGTAATGACTTCAGGTAGAGTTGAGTTAAAGATTAAATCAGTCTTGCATAAATATTTTTCTAACAATCAACTATGCCCAAGCGATCAAAGAATTAATGCAATAAGACATTTAGCAGGTGAAAAGCTAGAACATTTAAGCGTATGGGCAGGTATTACTAAAAGTCCGACACAAAATTGGGATAAAATAGAAGGCTTAGTCGTAGGTGGTAGGGATTTAATTAATTTATCATCTATTGATGCTCATTCTGAATTTAATAAAGCCTTACAAGAATGTAAACCACATGAAATGATAATTTATGATTTAATTGTTGAAGATAAACCTTGTGGAAGAAAAAATATGAATAGATTGCGTGAATGTCTTGATAATTTATCGAAATACTTTAATATCTCGTAGGCGTTGTTTAGATTTCTCTCTTTCCAACGCCTTTTCTTGACAAAATATTAACTTTACTCAAAATTTACAATCATTCCTCATTGTTTCCTGTTATTTACCATGACAAACGAACTGGCTTTATGTTATAAATTGTTATAGTCGAAATCTTCGGCTCAAAATTCCAAAAAAATTATGATTAATCCCTATCAAAAGCTATGGGAGTCAGCTTTAATTCGGCTTTTATTAGATAGTTTGGGATATTCTAAGCCAACATTTAATGAAACTGATAAAAAAGTGAGTTCTATAGCTAAAAATTGGTTAAAAAGTACGTCTTTTATTCATATTTGTGAGTTAGCTGATAAATCACCACAATATATTTTGAAAATTTACAAAAAAATACATGACAAAATCAAAAAAGAAAAAGACTTACAACAAGATCAAGTTGCAAAATATCTCAGATTTTTACTTACATCAGAGTAATGATGATTTATGTCAATTTTTTATAGTGCGAGATGATGACGATAAACCAAATCTTGTCATGGTTTATAAGAATTTTCAAAATGAACAAGAAATATTAAATTTTATTGAAGGAATTAGGATAGCTGATACAAGCCATTTAAGTAAAACATTACATTAAGGCAACCCAAAAATATCAGATTGCCCAAAATAAACTAAATATTTAATAATATTCTACGTTAGTTCTAAATGTTATTTCACATTCAGTTTCATGACCGCTATGTTTTTCAGTATAAAATCTAATAATTTCATATAGTTCGCCTAAATCAAAAGCATAACTATTTGTATTCAATACTTTTTTTGTAATTTTAGGTTTTTTATATTTTATACGTTTTTTCTTTTTACTATCGTAATAGTCTTTTTCTGTAGTAACTGCTATTACTCTTATATCATTATAGTTAATCATAGTTTCTCTCTTTCTTGTATATCTTGTATTTCATGGTCTCTTAATTCTATGCCATGTAATTCGTTAAATTGTTCTTTTAACTTTTCAATATAATCATATTTGCTATCAGCTTCTAAATTATTAATTGAAAAAGTTATAATTATATTTGATGTATATTCTTTCACTTATCCTCGCTTTCTTCTCCAAATTCTTTTTTTATATAACAAGTATTACATAACAACTGATTGTCAAAAGTTTCTATTAATTTGCTTTCTTTCTCTAATTGTTCGCAAATATCACAAGCTATCTCGTATTCCATTTATTCCTCACTCTCTTTCTTGAGCATCTGATACAACTTAAAAGACACATAAAAGAATATAGCTAGTGATATAATGTCTATTCCGTCTAGGCCTCGTAATATCATTAAGCGACCTCGCTTTTTTTATAAAGTCTGTCATCATATTCAAAAGTCTCATAAGCCAGTAATTGAATATTATGATCTAGTGCGATTGCTTGGCCAGTGCAAGTTCTTCCCCACCAAGTTTCAAAATTAGTTTCAAGAATTGGCTCACCTTGTTTTTTTAACTTATCGATTAACCAATCAGAGCAAAGCCAATGCTCATAGACTTCTTGCATATCCTCGCCATGATCTCTAATTTCTTGAATTTCATCATCAGTTTCAACACAATGAATATCTTTTATTTGCTCGTCTGTAAGATATAAATTTTCATATTCATCATATTGAATTATCTCTTTTGAAAATAATTCACTTACTAGATAAGATTGACAATAATAGACATGATTTTCTATTAAATCACTTGCCAAGTCTTGTCTTATTGGATCACTTAGATCCTTAAATGGTATTTTTTGTTTAGTCATTTTTTTCTCTCTTTCTTTCAATACATAGGTATTGAGATAAAGGCCCTAAGACCTTTATCTAAATATCTAATCTTTTATATTTTCAAGGTAGCGAATATCTTGACGTACTTTTTTTAAAGCTTCAGTCAATGAATATAAATGAAATCTGTTTTTATATTCAATTCCTTTATCTTCAATTTCAATCTCAATACAACCATTATTGTAAGTCATAATTGAAGCAAGGTATTTACCAAAAATATAATGAGTATCGTAATCAATAGGATAATTCATATTATACCGCTTTCTTAAATCTACGATATGATCTTATTTCGTAATTATCTTCTATCGGTTCATATATCTTTGGATTAACGCCAAATTTAGATTTATACGCATTTATAAAAATATTAGCGTCACAATCTTCTTCTAAGTAAACAAATTCACCTTTAATATAAGACCATTCTGAAACATTGTTTAATATGTTTAGTTCTTTAAGTTCTTTCCTTTGAACTTCTAACCAACCATGACTAGGATCTGAATAAAAAGTATAAGTTTTATCCATTACAAACTCACTTCTTTTTGCGTAAATGTATAACCAACTTCTTTAAGTTTATTTATAGCGAATTGGCTAAATGTTTTTTGGTTTGTAATCTGGCATAAAACTATTGCCTTTTCACAGATTGGATAAACTAATCTATTTCCATAGACTGTTTTTACTTCTATTGTTAAGTTCATTTTTTTTCTCTCTTTCATATATAAATGATTATTCACATATTAAATTGTTTTGCAAGTAATAAATTGTAAAAAATGGAATTAATTGTATTTTATGGGTAATATTGAGTAATACATATTATATATAAATTTCCGCTAATTCTTCACCAAATAAACCAAATTATTAATGAAATACTATTAATTAAGTAAACAAGTAAAGAAAGATGAATAGAGAATTAGTAAGAAAGACATATAGAAGAATAAAGGTTATTTGTTTGGATATTGTTGATTTGATTGGGTTATATTGTAGGACCATTAAATTATATTTTAGCGGTAAGATATGATTTCATAAAAAACAACAAAACATTTACCAAAGCTCTTAAAGGACCAACACAATTTATTTTATTGTATAAATATATAAATTATGCGTGTTTTATGCGTGTAAATATACAAAAAGCTATATAAATCAATGCTAAGAACGTCATTGACAATTATTTCTAGCTAAAAACACAAAATTTAGTCTAAAAATATTTGCGACAACCCCCATCGCTTTTATTTTTATAATTATACTACCCATTTCAACCCAGAAACCATGTCCTAAAAGGTTTGGTGCTGGTGAGAAGAATCGAACTTCCTACTCCGTTCTTACCAAGAACGTACTCTACCAATGAGTTACACCAGCATGACGATAGACTTTACTAAATATAAAAAAGATTTACCAGAAGGTAAAATACATTCAGAACTGACTATTCTGAATTGGACACGACATCAACAAGAACAAAATAGGATCTGTCTATACTGTGATAGTTGGGGTTCTTTTGCTATACAGCCAAAAGATGCTTACAGACAGTATTACTTCCTATGTGGAGATCATTATAGTGGTAAAAAAAAAGAAAAAATCAAAAACAGTTGATGTGTTCACCTTAATGGTGAAGCACATGAACGACAAGACACCTGTCAAACAAAACTCAGGGAGGGGTTTGGTTCAAGACAGCACAGTGGCACGAATACAGGATATATATGGTGGGGATAAGAAAGCTGATGAATGAACACCATAACCATTCCGTATAAGCCTAGAGAATTACAACAACAGGTTCATAAGAACCTAAAAAGATTTAACGTATTAGTTTGTCATAGAAGATTTGGTAAGACAGTTTTGACAGTCAATGAGCTGATTAAGAAGTGCTTACAATGTCAATTACCACGACCTCGCTATTATTATATAGCACCGACCTACAGTATGGCAAAAAGGATCGCATGGGATTACTTGAAATACTATACATCGGTCCTACCTAATATGGACTACCATGAAACAGAATTAAGAGCGGAACTACCTAATGGTGGTAGAATACAGCTACTTGGTTGTGAGAGACCACAAACACTAAAAGGTTTATATATCGATGGTGTTGTCTTAGACGAGGTTGCCCAAATGCCTCCGAAGATGTGGACTGAAGTAATCAGACCAGCCTTATCAGATAGAGAAGGATTTATGATTGCGATTGGTACTCCGCAGGGCCATAACTCTTTCTTTGATTTGTATAATCATGGTATGCACAATGAGGGTTGGTATGCCACGAAGTTTAAAGCATCAGAGACTAAGGTAGTCAAAGAAGAAGAACTAGCCGAAGCAAAAAAATTAATGCCTCCTGAGATATACGAGGCAGAATATGAATGTAGTTTTGAAAGCTCTGCAATCGGAGCTATCTACTCACAAGGACTGAATAAAGCCGATGACGATGGCCGAGTAACAAAAGTACCTTATGATCCTACGTTAAAGGTATCTACCTTTTGGGATCTAGGAATGGCCGATAAAACCTCGATATGGTTCGTTCAGCAAAAAGGCACAGCAATACACCTTATAGACTACTTTGAAGATAGTGGTGAATCCCTAGAATATTACGCCTCAATCCTCCAAGATCGAGGATATATCTACGACACACACTACCTTCCTCATGATGCTAATGTCCGAGAAATCGGAACAGGTAAGTCACGAGTAGAGATCGCACAGAGTTTAGGTCTATCGACCAGTATTGTACCGAAGATGAGTATAGAAGATGGAATTAACGCAGTCAGAATGACGTTATCACGATGTTATTTTGATTTTGAAAAAACAAAAGATGGATTAGATGCCTTGAGACAGTATCGATGGGCGGTCAATGACAAAGGCGAAAGCAAAAATAGACCACAACACGACTGGACTTCACATAGTGCAGACGCATTTAGGTATTTATGTACTGGATTACAGGAAACAAAGAACTGGGCAACACAAATTAATTATCCGAAACTAGGAATTGTATAATGAAATTAACAAAAGAAAGATTAAAAGCACTTATATCGCAAGAGATAACAAACTCATTAGGTTTTTATGGGGGTGAATTATCTTCTCAGCGTAAAAATGCACTAAAATTTTACTTAGGAGAGCCTCTCGGTAACGAAGTAGAAGGCCAATCACAAGTAAGATCACAAGATGTACTCGAAGTAGTCGAAAGCATACTGCCTAGTATGATGAGAATCTTTACACAAGGCGAAAGTATCGTCAGATTTGAACCTCAAAAGCCTGAAGATGTCGAATATGCTGAACAATCATCAGATTACATCAATCATATCTTTAACAAAGACAATAATGGCTACCAAATCTTGCATACAATGTTCAAAGATGCCCTTATTTCTAAAAATGGCTTTGTAAAATACTATTGGAAAACAGACAAAGAGCAAAAACAAGAGTCTTATGAAAATTTAACTGTTGCTGAGTATCAAGCATTACTTGCAGATACTGAAGTAGAGGTTGTAGAGGTCGAAGATACAGCAACTGATTTAGATATTGATAACCAAGACTTTAATGAACAGACTTACAACGTCACTGTAAAGCGTGTAAAAGAATATGGTCGTGTTTGTATTGAGAACGTAGCACCTGAGAGTATTTTAGTTAGTAAAACAGCAAACAGTTTAGAAGATTGTAACTTTATTGGACAACGAGTTTTTAAAACAAGATCAGAATTAATCAGTATGGGTTTTGACAAAAAGATTGTCAATGAACTACCAGTAGCTGATGAAGAAATTTATAACACAGAGGCTGTTACAAGAAGATCGTATGACGATGAGACGATGCCTCAAGAATATCAAAACATTGATCCTTTACTGACACGAGTATCAGTCATTGATTGCTACATGAAGTGTGATTATGATAACGATGGAATTGCAGAACTAAGACACATTGTTGTGGGTGGATCAGCACCCAATGCTTATCACATCTTAGAGAATGAACCGATAGAGCAAATACCTTTTGCGATGGTAACTGCTATCCCTATGCCACATAGGTTTTATGGTTTATCGATCTATGATTTAATTGGCGATGTGCAAGAGATTAAGACTACCCTTCTAAGGCAAACTCTTAATAACGCCTATCTACAAAATAATGCTCGTACTGTGGTTGTAGATGGACAAGCAAACATAGACGATCTCCTTACTTCGAGAGCTGGGGGGATAGTACGAGTCAAGTCTCCCAACGCAGTCACCCCCCTAGCTTCTCCTAATTTCATGAGTCAAGGATTAGCGATGTTAGACAAAGTAGATAATATTCGTGAGTCACGATCAGGCGTATCAAAAGTCCAAATGGGATTAGATGCCGATCAAATAAATAAATCACACACAACTGCAAGTAGTACCAATGTGATGATGAACGCATCGACACAACGAATAGAACTCTATGCAAGAAACTTTAGTGAAGGTATCAAAAGAATGTTTCAAGGTATCTTGACATTAGTTTGTAAGTACCAAGATCAAGAAAGAATAATTAAATTACGAAATAAATTTGTACCGATGAACCCTAGAGAGTGGGTAGATCGTTACAACGCAACAGTACAAGTTGGACTAGGTACAGGATCACAAGATCAACGACTAGAAGTATTAGGTCGTGTTCTAGCAGTACAAGAAAAACTAATCGGTGCTGGTGGTATGGGTATTGTCGATCCTCAAAAGATTTATAATACCTTAGAGAAGTATTTAGAAAATGCTGGTTATAAAGATGCAAGTCAGTTCTTTAACAATCCAGCAACAATGCCACCTCCTCCTCCTAAACCACAACAACCTGATCCTACAATACAATTAGCACAAGCAGAACAACAAAGACTAAGAGCAAAAGATCCAGCAGACTTACAATTAAAAGCAAGAAAACAACAATCAGATGAAATTTATAAAACTGAAAAAATG